AAAAGAATTAGTAGTAAAATTTGAGATATAATTTTACTTTTTTAATATTTATTTATGGAAATAAAAATAGATTTAACATGGTTAAGAGAATGGCAAAAAGAAGTATTTAATGAATTTAAAAGATTTAATATTTTAGTAATTCATAGAAGAGCTTGAAAAACAATAACTGCAATTTGTTTATTGATTTATAAAGCATTACAAAATAAATGAAATTATTGATATATTGCACCAACTTATAAACAAAGTAAAGCAATAGCTTTTGATTATTTAACTAAATTTGCTAAAAAAATCCCTAATTCAAAAGTTAATATATCAGAATTAACAATAGAATTAGTAAATTGAAGTAAAATAAGATTATTTTGAGCAGATAATCCAGACAGTTTAAGATGATTAGATTTACAATGAGTGGTTTTTGATGAGTATTCACAACAACCTAGTTCTATATATTGAGAGATTGTTTTTCCTATGATTAATGCAAATATGGGTTGGTGTTTGTGGATCTGAACTCCAAAGGGTAAAAATGCTTTTTATCAATTATATCAAAAAGGATTAAAAGATGATAAATATTATACAAAACTATTAACAGTTTGACAAACAAAACTATTGAATGAAGAGCAATTAAAACAAGCAAGGGAAGAAATGACAGAGGAAGAATACGAACAAGAATATAATTGTAGTTGGACAGCAAATATAAGATGAGCTGTTTATTGAAAAGAGTTATCAAAAATGTATGATGAATGAAGAGTGAAAGAGTGATTATATGATCCAAATTTACAAGTTTATACTTTTTGGGATTTATGAATTTCTGATAAAATGGCAATATTATTTGTTCAGATAATACAAAATGAAATAAGAATTATAGATAATTACTCAAATAGTGGCTATTCATTAGAACATTATATTAATTTTGTAAAAGAAAGATGATATAAATATAATACTCATTATTTCCCTCACGATATAAGAGTAAGAGAATTAAGCTCTTGAATGTCTAGGCTTGATATAGTTTCAAGAATGCTAACTTGATTTTGAAATATAAAAATAGTTACACAAAATACTATTGAATGAGGAATAAATGCTTGAAGAATAATATTTAAAAATGTTTGGATAGATGAGAGTTTAATAGATTTATTAAATGATTTAAGTTTATATCAATATGAATTTGATGATAAACTGTGAGAATATAAGAAAATACCTAAACACGACTTTACTTCACATAACGCAGATTGTTATAGATATTTAGCTATTACTTTTTATGAACTAACAAATATAACAGAAGATACAAGATATGAAATGAAAGATAAAGAAGAAGAAAGAGAACATTGATTACCTAAAGATTTTTATAAATGAAGTGAGTTTTGGATAGATGAAGAAGAAGTAATAAAATTAGACCCTTATGAAGATTTATTTAAATAATTTGATTATTTATAATATATATTATAATATTTAAAATATTATTAAATTATAAAATATGAAACTAGCAAAACTAAATACAAGGGAAGACCAGATTTTAGAAATTATAAGAAGTGAAAAGACTATTTGAGAGGATTATATTATAAATGAAAGACAAAAACTAGAAGCAGATTTGATATTGTTAAGAAATAATAAAAGGGATTGAATAATTAGTGATACAACTATGTTTAATGTTCATAGTGCATTAGTTGCTCGTTCTTTTAAGAATAAGACAAATATTAAATTTAAATGAGATAAAACAGGTTGAAATATTGACAGACAAATTAAAATGCTAAATAATACTTGGAAAGAGGATACTCAAACAAGTTATATGAAAGCATTGAAATATTGGAACTGTTGGAATAAATTCGCTTGTGGTGTTTCTATAACAGCTAAAGTTGGTTGGGATTGAGTTTATAAAAGAAATATTTTTAAAAATATAAATCCTTTAACAGTTATTCCTGATCCATTTTGAGATTATTTTACTTGAAATTATAGATATATTTGATTTCTTTGAATTAAAACAGTAGCAGAATTAAAGAAAGCTTGATATGATTTAGAAGATATTACCAAATGAAGCAATTGAGATGGAGCTATTGATATAATGAAACAAAATCAAATTAACCAGTGATTAAATAGTCCAGATGATAGTTGATTAATAGATACTTATACACATTTTACAGAAATAAATTGAAAGAAAGCTTGGTTCTTACTTGTGAATGATTGTAGAAAACTAATTGATTGGGGAATAATAGAACCGTGAAATCCACACGAAGAAAAAAATCCTGAAGCTATTGAGTTCCCTTTTGCTTTTCATTATCGGAAACCGCTTGAATGAAACTTTTATTGAGATAGAATTGCAAACTATACAAGAGATATACAAAAACAAAAGTCAGTTATAGCACAACTTAGACTTGATAAAATGAAAGCTGAATTATATCCTATGTATTTGTATAATAAAGATTTTGTTAGTTGAACGGATTTAATGTTTTGATTTAATAAATGAATACCAATAAAAGGGTGAATAACTTGAGAAGTAAATTTATCAAATATAGTTGCACCAGTTCCTAAAGATTTAAGAATAGATACAAGTATTCAAGTAGAAGACTTATTGAATAGACAAGTAGAAAAAGCGACTAGTGTTTGAGATGTAGCACAAGGAACAACACCAGATAAAAGGGAAACATTATGAACAAATCAATTAATACAAAGTAATACAGATATAAATTTAAGTCTAAATGAAGAAATAGATTGAATATGAGATGAGCAATTAATAAATATATGGTTTAAATGATATTATCAAAATTTTAGTCAAGCAGATAAAAAACTTATTTATGCAAGTTCTAGCACTTGAGAAATGCCTATAACATTAAAAAGAAAGGATTTTATATATGAATGAAATTTAGCTTTATCAATAGAAACAACAAGTCAAGCAAATCAAAGAAAAAGAGAAAAAGCACTTGCAATAGCACAAATAACACCATTAATTTTACAAGATTGAAGTATAAATGAATGATATAAAAGAAATCTATTAAGATTAAATGCAGAAATGCAAGGTTTAGAATTAGATGAAATTGATAGTGTAGTTTGAAAAACAGCAGAACAAATAAAACAACAATGAGAAAATCAATTATTGCTAGAGTGAATAATGGTAAATATAAATCCTAGTGATGATGATGAACAACATTTATTAGAAATGTGAAATATGGAAGGTAACTTACAGTTTGAATTACATAGAATGGCACATATACAAGCTAGACTTGATAAAGTGGCAAATAAAAATATATTGTCTCAAAATTGATTAATGTCTTGATGACAAGAACAAGGAGATAATAAAGGGTTGTTAAATAGTGCTTCTGCTCAAAGTATGAATATGGTAGCTTGAGAGAAAGCCAAACTTGACAAACAAAATATATAATTATAATGATTTTATCCTAAAGGATACATTGCATTAATATTTAATAACAAAAACTTATGACAGATTTAGAACAATTACATAAAGAAGAAGTAGAGCAAGAAAGAATAAAAGAAGAAAAGAAAAAGGTATTTAGAGAATTAGTAAATTTTGAAAATTCACAAGAATATAAAGATTTATTAAAATTTTGTGCAGATAAAGTTGAAGAATTAAAAGAACAAGTAAATAATACTTTACAAGATGATTTAGTAACTAAAAGAGAACCTTTATATTCTGAAATAACTTTAAATGTAGTAGAAGTTTGAATTATAAGAGAAGTAGCAGAAACATTAAAAGACTGATTATTCAAAGAATTTTTAGAACAAAGAGCGAAAGCTTTATATTCTCATTGAGAGTTCCTTATATGAAGAGACTTACCAATGTTTACTGAATTAGATTTATTAAAAAAGAAAAGACAAACATATTGAACTATTGAGAATATATTTTGAATTTATAAAGAAGAAAATAATCTTTTAAAAGATTGAGAAGAAAAAGTTAATTAACTTGTAGAACTACTTAGCAATAAGTGGTTTCATCTAGTTAATAAACTAGGCATTTAATTGCATAATATAAAAAAATATGTCAGATCAAGACTATGAAAATGATGAGTTGGAGCAAGACAACTTTGATACTGATGAAGTTGATGAAACAAACGAGCCGTCTGATAACGAAACAGATGAGAACGAAGAGCAAGAGAAAAAACACTCTAATAAAAGTAATTTTAAAAGGCTTTCTAATACTCTAAAAGAAGAAAGAGCTGAAAAGCAAAGACTACAAGATGAGTTAGAAGAAGCACAAAGAGAACTTGAAGAGTGGAGAACTTTAAATCCTGATATTGTCGCTTGAAGAGTTGATAACTCTAAAGTTGATAAATTAGAAGAAAGGTTATTTACTATTGCTAATCCTGAAGCGAAAGAATATATGAAAGTGGTTAAAGAAAAAAGCCAAAAACATAATATGTCTTTAGATGAAGCTTGGGAATTCGTTAGTTTGAAATTACCAAAAGAAAGTAAATCAAAAAATGATTTTGATTTATGATGAAGACAGCCAAAAGTAAAAGTCGACTTTACTAGAATACCATTTGAAGAAACTTGAAGCCTTACAAAGGAAGAAAGGAAAAAATGGAGAGAAGCAAATAAATTGTAATTTAAACATTAAAATTCGTTAAAAACTAATAATTTTTAACTAATTAAAAAATGGCAAATGTATTTACAAGTGTTGTAAAACAACACTGGTCGGATATGTTACAAGAAAATCTATATAAGACTTTGCTTGTAAGAGAATTATGTACAATGGTTGATATTCCAAACGGAACAACTAAAAATATTCCTTATGTTAATATACTTGGGTCTACAACTTATACAAGATATACTGATGTAACTTATAGTGATATTACTACTTGAAATGACCAAATTATATTGACTGATACACCAATGGTTCCTTTTCAAATAGATCAACTAGATAAAGATGATAACTATATAAATATAACTCCACAAGTTACTTCTGATGCTTCTTACACTTTAAGAAATCTTTTAGATTGAAAATTGTTAGCTGAAGTTAGTAATGCCTGAATGTTATATGATAATAGATGACTTGATGCAGTAGGTTGAACAGTTGCACCAGTACCATTAACAACTACGGCTTGAGTTTGATATGTACCAGATGTGTTTTGATTACCAAAATCAAAATTAATAGCTAGATGAGTAAAATCAGATAAGTTATGTTTAGTTTTGGATAGTGACACAATTCATTTTCTTTGAAAGTTTGGTATGGAAAAAGGGTTTAAAGTGGCTGATGAAAGTTTAACAAGATGATATAAAGGAGACTTTCAATGAATGAGTGTTTACGAAAGTAACAACCTTTCTGCTTCTGTTGTACTTGATTTAGCAACAAATCCAACTGCAAATGATACAGTAAGACTAAAAGGGCAAACATTTACTTTTGTTTCTTCAATAGAAACAACAGCTTGAAATGTATTAATAGGTGGTTCTGCAGATGCAACAGCACAAAACTTAGTAGCAGCAGTAAATAAAGGGGCTTGAGCTTGAACTACTTATGTAGATTTTGATAGATGAGATTTTACTTGAATGACTGCAACTGATTGAACTGATTTAGTTACATTTACATCTACTAATGGTAGAATGTATCCAGCTTCATCAATGACTGCGGCGGCTAATGATTTCAGAGCTGAAACAGTATCTTGTCTATTAATGGAAAAATGAGCTATACACGCAAGTATAAGAGATGAAGTTTCTATTGAAAGAAGATTAAACCCAAATAATTTAGTAGAAAACTTTATGATTTATATGAGATGGTGAATTAAAACAACAACTAGATGAGCTAAAAGAATGGCAAGAATAAATATAGAATGAAGTCCAGCTGAAGCATAAAACTTAAAAAGACTTGAAAAAGTCTTTTTTTGATTATAATATAAATACTTATTTAATAATAAAAATATTATGGCAGAAGTTAAAAAAACTACTGAAAAAGTAGAAAAAGTAGAAGAAGTTAAAGAACCATTAATTTATAAAGTTCTTGATAGAAAAACTTTACAAATATTAAAAGTTGATGTAAATAAAGAAAAAGATTATAAAACAAAGTATTTACATATTTCTTGAAAAGAATTTGAATAAAAAACTTTATTTAAAACATTTATATATTATAATATAAATGTTTTATTTTTTTATAAAAAAATATGGAAAATATAGATTGAATTAAAATAAGTCCTTGATTTAAAAATATGAGATTTAGTTGTATCACAAGAGATAAAGGGATTAGTGAAGACACTAAAAACTTTTTTAAAAAATGTTGAATGAAATATATTATAAGTAAAGATAAAAAAAGTATATTTATTTACTGAAATAAAGAAGAGATTAGAAAAAATAATAAATTAGATATAGATAATCTCCCAAAAATAACTTATGAAGTAGAAAAAAAATATAATATAACTAATATATAGATATGGTTCCAAATGATATAATAACAAATGTAAGAAGATTTACGAAAGTAAACACTAGCCAATATCCAGATAGTGATGCTTACAAAGATTTAAATAATGTAAAAGATGAAATATATAATGCTTTGGTTAATAGTTGATTTGCTAGATTTATAAATTATCAAATATGGTTTGATGATACAGTAGTAAATAGAGCAAATGGAGAATATAAGCAAGATATACCAAGTTCAAGTAATGCTTGAATGAAAGTAATAAAAAGTGTTTCAATAAGTTTTTGAGATACTTATGATAGTTGAGATTTAGTTTATAAATTAGCTAGAGAGGTAAATCCAAATACGCTTGATTATGAATGGACTTATTACTTAAATAATCAAAGTGAGGATGATCCAATTTATTACTTATCTGATAATTCAATATTTATTGCTCCCTATTCTGATACAGTTGTAAATAATTGAATAAAGGTAGAATGAATAAGAAAAATAGCTAATTATGATAGTAATACAAGTGAAAGTAATATAATGTTACCTGTTGAATTTCATTATATTTTACAATTATGATTAATGCCTTATGCTTTGCTTAGTAAATGAGTTGAAAGTGGAGAAGTTAATAATGCTATGGTAAATTATAAAAATGAATTAAGAAACACAATAAAAGAAATGTGATACAGAGAAGAAAAAAGTATAAATTTTACTTATCCAACTGAACCTATAATTTTTAATAATGAAAGTTATGTTAGCTCCAATATTTAGAAGTGCCAACGGTTGAATTTCTGATGATATATTTGTATGAATAAATTGAAGTTATCAATATAGCGAAAATATTGATATAAGATATAATCAAAGAAGTATAAAACTAAATAAAAAACTAGAAAAAGATAGTTGAACGGTTATAACTGAAAAAATAAACTGTTTTTTAAAAGTATCTACTACTGGTCATATAATGGCTTTTTGACAAAGTGGTTGAGTATATAGAAAATATTCTTGAAACTGGGTAAAAAATAGTAATACTGTTTGAAGTGCTGTTTTATCTTGTTGTGAATTTAATTGATATATTTATTTTACTACTTCATCTACTCTTTATAGAGTGGCTTTGTGAAGCATAAGTGATGTAATGGCTTTTAGCTGATTTCAGACATTCACAAACGGTTCAAATTATCATCCTATGACTGTATTATTTAATAATTTCTTATTTATATGAGATAAAAATAATATAGCAAGTCTTGATATATTTTGAGTTTGGGATTGAGCTTTATTATCTATAAGTCCACAAGTAGAAATTAGATATTTAAATCCTTATTGATGAAGTGTAAAGATTTATTCACAATATACATATAACAATAAAAGTGAAGTGAGTTTTTGGGATTGAATAACTCCGTCAGTAAATGAAAGTATAACTCTTGAATGAATAAACTTAGAACAAGTTATAACTAAAGATTGACTAGATTATTTAATTACCAATAATAGATTTTGAATATTAGATTGATATAAAACAAGTACACTAAAAGAAATAAGTAATTATTCTACAAATTTAAATTCTATAACTATAAAATGAAATAGATTATTGTATTGATGAGTTGGTTGAGTTTATGAATGGGGAAGTATAAACAAAAACTATCCTGAAGTTTTAAGTTATAGTTATAGAACAAGTAATGCAAGTAATGATACAGTTTGAGCTATATTCTATGATTGAACTGATTTATATGTTAGTTGGTCTAATGGCTCTACTTATGGGATAGATAAATTATGAACTAATTATTATACATCATGATATTTAACAACTAGGGTATATTTTGCAGAAACTAGAATAAGTAAAAAAGCAAGTAATAAAATACTAACAGCTTTTAATAAATTAAATGCAAATGAACAAATAAAAATATATTATAGATATAATATAACTTGAAGCTATACTTTACTTGATACAATAACATCATCTAGTACAAAGGTTAATGATTATACAAACTGGATAGATTTAGTTTGAGAATGGAATTTTATAGAATTTAAGATAGAATTAGTTTGAGATTGAACAACAAGCCCTGAATTTTACGAATTGGATTTAGAATTTAAATTTGTTAACTAATGACAAAATATATTGATTATGAAAACATACAAGAGCAAGGGATATACAATAATAGTTTAAGTAATTGAATAAATAACGATACTTGAAACAATATACCTTGAGTAAATACGCCAAAATTAACTCCTACTTTATCAATTAAAGAGAATTTAGCACAAAGTAATTTAGTTGGCTGGGTAAATACGGTTAATTTTGCCTCTACTGTTTATAATATTGTTACTTGGTGAACTTGAACAATAAGTCTTGCAAATGGTTTAACTTGGAATATAACAAGTTGAACTACTTGAACGATGTCAGCGGTTACATATATTTATTTAGATACTTCTGTAAGTTTAACTGAATTACAAACAACAACAACACCTCAAAACTCAGTTTGACCTACTAAACTACTTGTAGCAGTAGCAAAACAAACGGAAGTGTGAAAAAGTGCTAGTTTTCAAGTATTTTGAACTAATAATCAAGGGGTTTTTATCACAGCTGATAATATCGCCTCGAATACAATTACTTGAAATGAAATAGTTTGAAATACTTTAAGTGCAATAACAGCTGATTTGTGAAGTATCACAGCTGGTCAAATAGTTGTATGAAGTACAAATAAATTTTGGTTTAATGAATGATCCGATTGAGTTCTAGCGATGTGATGAACAAATAAGGCAACCGCTCCTTTTAGAGTAACAGCAGATTGAATTTTAAATTGTACTTGAGCTAATATTGATTGACAAATAGTGGTATGAACTACAAATAAGATGTGGTTTAATGAATGAGGGGATTGAAGATTAGCGGTCTGATGAGCAGTAAAAACAAACGCTCCTTTCTTTGTAGATAGTAATTGAGATGCTAGAAGTAATACATTAACGAATAAATCAATATTCTTTGAAACTACAACAGCACCAAGTACAACAGATTGACAATTATTTTGTAATACTAATTGATGAAGTGGGAAAGTATTATGGGGGTATTTCGGTGCAGATAGCACAAAACAACAGATAAGTATGTCAAGAATGCAAACAGCTTGAAGTTTTGATAGAACAGCAAACCAAACAATCACTGTTAGTACTTGGTTTCAACCTAGATTATTAATATTTAATTGATTTTTTGAAAATACAACAACTTGATATTATTGAACTACTAATTGACAAGCTTGAAGTGTAACAAGTGCAAATTGATTTTGTAATTGTTCGCAGTTTTTCTTTTCAAGTTTATCAAATGTTGTTAGTGGGCTTTCATTATGAACTAAATCTAATGTTGTGAGTGATTTAAGTTTTACGACAAGCCCCGCAAATGAAAGGTTTATGATTGATAGTGATGCAGATTGAGTTTATGATATGTATAGAACTTGATTACCTATTGGTTGGACTTGGAATAATAATACAGTTGTAGACTCATATAGTTGGAGTAATAACGCTTTTTCTTTTATATCTACAATAAGTATGGCAAGTAATGTAAATAGCTTTTGAGCGAATAAACCTAGTAGTCCTGATGTTCGTGCTTATGTTTCTAGTTGGTCTGATACTTGATTAACAATAGAAGTTGTTGTTGGTACAAATTGGAGACTAGTCTGAAATTATACAATATTTTGATAATTATAAAATTATGATAAACTTTTTAAATGATATACAAAAATATAAAAGTGTTAAATGAAACTTAGATATTTTGACAAATAAAATAAATATACTTGAAAAAGACTTAGAAAGCTCTAAAATAGAGTTAGCAGATTATGTAAATCAAGAAGAAATACTAAAAGTAAGTATTGATTTACAATATAGCGAAATACTAAAAGCTTTAGAAACTGCAATAGGAGAAGAAAAAGCAAGTATTGAAAGAGTTATACATATTGCAAAAACTAATTTATGAATTAACTAATAAATATGGCAACAGCACCAGCAAGAAAACCATTTGTTATAAAGCAACTTGCAGACCCTACAGCTAACGCAAAGGTACAAGCAAGTAATCAAAATTTGATTGCTAGTTGAAGAGCAGTAAACCCAACAGTTGCAACGCCTCCAACAACTCAAATACCTTGACAAACTAGTCAACCTACTCAAACGATACCTAAACAGGGACAGGTAATGCCTAATAATATCCCTGTTACTAGTCCAAATATTACGCCAACAAATACAAGAGTTCCAACACAACAAATACCAACACAAACAAACACACCATTAATAAAACCAGCAACAACGCCAACAACTAATCAATTAATGACTGATAAGGGGTTTTTAAAGACTTGAACACAACCAACAACGCCAACACAAACTACACCTACACAACAAGAAAAAACAACAGTAACAACGCCTGAATGAACTACAACAACAGTAAAAGAAACACCAACACCAACACAAGAGAAAATTACAACAATAGAACAATTCAAACAAAGGGGTTGATGATTAAATAATTTAGAGCAATTTATAGAAGATAGGTATTGAAGTATAGCAAATCAAGAAGAATGAGGGGTAACAAGTATTATAAATGGTGAAAAGTTTAAATGGAGTTTAGATAGTGTTTGAAATCCTATAAAGACAAGTCTTTGAAAAGCACAAATAGATCCAACAACAGGACAAGAAACTTGACTATTTTGAACTATTAAGAAAACAGCAACAGATTTTTATAATAGTCTAAAAAATTGAGTATGAATAACAGAAGAAGAAAAAATAACTCCAGAATGAATAAAAGCAACTAATAAATTTGAATATAATAATAAATATAATTGATATACAGTAGACCAATTCAATACAGCTTTAGAAAATAACGAAATATGAAGTGAATTAGATAGTGAATTAATGAATAATCCAGCATACCAACAAGCTAAAGCAATTAGAGATGCAAAACTAAGGACTAAAGAATTAACTAACTTTACAACTCAAATAAATGACTTTTACAGTGGTATAACAAACCAAATGAAAGAAGAAAGGGGACAAAGAGAAGATAGATTAAGCCAAATAAATGACCAAATGTTAAATATTATTAATTCAAAGTGAAATGATGCCTTGAGCTTTAGGCAATATTTAGCTGAAAATTCTGATTTACAGGCAAAAACAACTGAATTAAATGAAGTACAAAGACAATATAGAGAATTAGAAGACCAAAGAGAGCAAGTTTTAAAAGATATACAAGCAAATTATAAATGAATGCCTATGTCTTTACAAATTGCTTTGGCTAATAAGAACAGTGAGAGTATAAACCAACAATTAAGAACAATGAGTTACAAACTAGAGCAATTATCTAGTGATGTAAAATATGAAACAACAATAAGTGAAAAAGATTTTGATAGTTTACAAAAAGCACAAGAAAGTCAACAAAAAATGATGTATGATTATTATTGAAATTTACAAAATCAAGAATATCAAACTGCAAGAGATACAACACAATTTGAAAGAAGTTTAATGCAAAATCAATTATGATATATGCAAGATATAGAGCAAGGCAATTTAGATTTTGCAAGAAAACAAGCGATGAGCGATTTAGATTATCAAAGGCAAAGAGGGGAAACAATGGATACAAGAACTTATGAGCAACAAAAGATTGATGACGCAAGAGCTTATGAAAAAGAAATGACAGCAGAAGAAAGAGCTTATAAGGAGCAAAAAGATATAAGAGATATGCAAATGAAATATGATTATACATATTGAGATATAAATTCAACAGATCCAAGAATTAGAGATACAGCTATAAGAAATGCAATGAATGATATGTACGAGAGTTATAAGGATATAAAGTGAATAGAATGACAAGCGACAAAAGAAGCTAAAGTAAGGGATTTGATAGCTAATTGAAGTACACCAGCAGAAGCATTATCACAAGTTGAATGAGAGATTAGAAATAGTCAAAGATATAAAGATTATATAGCTAGTGAAAAAGCTAAAACACAATGACTTGATTATATGACTTTTAATAATAATTTATATAGAACAGATAATCAATGAAATATAACTTTAGCTATGGAATGACAAAAGGAATGGAAAAAGTTAGATGATTGAACTTATGTAACACCTGATTGAACACCAATATCAGCTTGAGAATTAGAAACTTATAAATTAATGGATAATAAATTTAATCAATTAGAAGTTTGACAAAATGCTTGAGTACAATGTGGAGTATTTGCAACTAGAAGCGTATGATTAAATAGTACACCTTGATGAAATAGTATAGCTGAAAGAATAAAAGCTTTTAGTGATAAACAACCAGAGATTTGATGATTAGTATTCTTTAATTGATGAAACTTTAATAAAGACTATTGACATATAGCATTCATTAAATGAATAAATCCTGAAAGATGAACAATGACTATAAGAGATAGTAACTACGATCCTAAAAATCCAAATACAGTATGAGAAAGAGAAATTGCTTTAAATAATGCTTTCATTAGTTGATATTATAACAATACACCATTAGCAAAATCATTAAAAACTTGACAAGTAAGCTGATGACAAACTTGATGAGAGAAAATATACACAGATACACAAAAAAATCTAATGTCTTGAATTGATGTAAAAAATCCTACAAAACTTGATTTATCTATATTAAAACAAGCTTGACTATCAATAGAAGATGCAATGAATTATAAAGCAAACCAAAAGAAGTGAAAATGGAGTGAATGATTAGATGATACAGAGTTTAAAAGGGTTAATACTTTACAAAGTGACTTTTATTCTTCCCCAGTAGCTAAGAATTTTGATTTAACACAATGAGCTTATGAGGTAGCAAAAAATGTTGCTAAGTGAAATAATGCAACAGATAATCAAGCTTTAATATATGCTTTTGCAAAAGCTATGGACCCTGATAGTGTAGTTAGAGAATGAGAGTATGCAACAGTTCAAAAGTATAGTCAGACTTGGAATGATAAGTTTTGAATGAATATAAATAGAATTATGACTTGACAAGAATTTATTTCAGAAGAAGCTAAAAAGAATATAGTTGCTACGATTAAATCTAAATATGAGTGAACTAAACAGAATTATTTACAAACTAGAGATACATATATTTCAAATATAAATGATTTAACTTGAAAAGATATTTGAGGGAAAGTTATTCCAAGTAATATAACTTGAGATAAAGCAACAAAAACCTATACAGATAAAACTTGAAAAATATGGACAGTAGAAGAAATGAAAAATGCACTAAATAGAGATTATCAAGCTTGAAAAATAACAATAGAAGAAATGAAAAAAAGAGTAAAAAGTTATTGAATGGAAAAAGATATTACGATTACTTGAAAAGATAAATCTACTTGATGACAAAGCACAAAATATTCTTGAAATACTTGAAATTGGCAAAAATACTTAAAATAGACTTATTTATTTAAGTCTTTTTTTGTATTTTAAAAATAAATAGATATAATTAAATAAATATTTTTTAAATAATAAATATATGGCATTTAATTTTTATAAACCGGGATGAGTTAGTACGAATATAAGTACTTGGGATGATGTAACAGAAGAAGAAAAGAAAAGAAAAGAGGCTTTAACAAAACCAAAGGTCAATTTGTTTGATTTTAATGCGGTAAAGAAAACAACACCAGTTGATACGTGAATGAGTACGCAATGAGGCTTTAATTATCAATCTTTTTTATCTAGTAAGCCTACTTGAGTAAAACCAACACCGCAAATAATACCACAAGATATAGAACAAACAAAACCTATTGAAAAGCCTAGTATGAATTTGTTTAGTGATGAAATACAAATAAAACAAGAGATTTTACAGTCTTGACTTGATGAGAGTAAAGCAAACGAAATATTAAAGAAAAGAAGAAAAGATTTATTAAAAGAAAGTAGATTAGAGCCTGAAGAAGCAAAAGTATTATTAGAGATGCAAAAGGCTTGATTAGATACAGAAACAGCAGTAAGTACATTGAAGCAAATGAGGGCAGAAAAGAAACAAAAAGAATATGAAGAGTTAAACCCTTTTATGAAATGATGAAAATTATTATTTGATGCTTCTGTTTGAGCTTTATCTTGATGAACAAGAGTATTATGATGAGTTACTGATTATGTTACTTGATGAGAAAGTGAACTTTGAAAAATGGCTTTAGAGTGAAGCGATTATGCTAGGGAAGTAAATCCAAATAGTATGGCATTTAAATGATGAGAAATATTTTGACAAACAGCAGTAGAATATGCTTGATTAAAGTGATTATCAAAAGTTCCTTGAGTTAGTAGTGTATGAAGTAAACTTTGACTTTCTTGATTAGCTCCTACGACTTGATGAAGAATTATCCAGTGAGCGAAAGTTTGAGCTTTATTTTGAGGTTTACAACCTATTTATGAAAAATGAAGTGAGGCAACAGTTTGAGACATTGGAACGAGTGCTTTAATATGATGAGCGGTTTGATGAGTATTGCCAGTAGTATGAGAAAAAGTCATTGCTCCAGTTACAAGTAAAGTAATAAATAAAGCTACTAAATATTGAACTGCAACTTATAAATGATGATTTACTTGATTAAAGAAAAGTGTTACTAGGGATGTAAATAAATGAATACAAAAAATAGTAGAAATCCCAAAAAATATAGGAACAAAAATACAAGCTTGAATACAAAATACAGCAGACAGAAGACTAACTAATGTAAATAGAATGACAAAATGACAAATACAATCTTTTAATGAAGAGATTTGAGTAAGTCCCTGAAAGTTTCTAAATGATAGATGAATTACTGAAACTTGAGATGATTTAGTAGAAAAGTTATTAAAAAATTTAAAAGAAAGTAGAGAAATGGCTGATGAATGACTAAAGGCTATTAAATGAAAATTTAAAGCTCCTAAAAGTGAAGTAGCAACAGATATTATAGATGAAGCAACTTGAACTTATAAAACCATTCAAAGTGATCCAGTAGAAGTAATGTTAAAAGATAATTTACAAAATGCTAGTAGCAAAAGAATGAGTAAAGAAAGTTTGAGAGCAAAAGAATTATTAGAAAAATATCAAAAAGAATGATTAAGTTTAAGTGAAATAAATGAAGCAAAAAGATTTTTAAATAAGAATAATAAGTTTAGTTACTTTAGTGATGATGTATCTCCTAGAAAATGATTTGTTACACAACTAGATACGGATGTAAGAAATTTTATGTTTGATATAGCAGAAAAGAATTGATTTAAAAACTTATGAGAAATAAATAAACAAACAAAAGCATATTATAAACTATGGGAGTGAATAAGTGGTTGGGGTGAATGAGTAAAAGGGAATAATCTATTTTCATTAACAGACTATTTAGCATTTAATGCAGACCCTAGTTTATTTATTACTAAACAAGTGCTTTGAACTCAAAAAATGAAATCTTGAGTTTCTAAATTATTAAATAAGGTTTCTTGAAGATGAAAACAACAAGAAATAAAAACTCCAACTTTATATTCTAACATAAAAGATAAACCAAATGTCAATAATACTAGTACTAGCTTTAATAATAGCAATATACAAAATAATAATGGGAGAAATGTAACACCCCAGACAATCACTCCAACAGAATGAGTAAAAACAAGTAATCAACTAGAATTAACACCGCAAAAATATAATTGAACTAAAACAGATAAAAACTATAATACAAGACTAGAAAAAGCAGAAAATAAGTTATATAATGACCAACTAAGACAAGAAGAGATAATAAAAGAGTGATGAAAAAAGCCACAACCTCAAAC